GCCACGTACTCAGTATAAGCCCTGCCGGACTTCATTGCAAGCACTTTTCATGGTATAATTTCATAAAAGTTACATTTGCACAGATTGGAGGCGATAATATGGCATTTGGTAAGAAGGCAACAACGAGCGCAACAGGCGCAGTCTCCGTCCCCACCGACGGACGCGTGCATGCGACGATCTTCCTGGTCTCGATGACGGCGATCGGAGAAGCATGGGGCCGCGGTAACGCACTCGACGCTCATTTGCAGGATCTGCAGGATCAGGGCGCGGAGATCCTGAGCGTCATGCCGTACGTCACGGCAGACTCCGCGAAGAACGTCAAGGCACTGATCACTTTCAGAGCTCCGCTGCACGATGACCTGCGTCCGGGGCACTAACGAAAAATCGCCGATTTAAGACGCGCAAGACCGAGCACGACCACTCGGTCTTTTTCTTTGCTTCCTCTCGTTACAGGCACAAAAAAAGGGCTCTGAAGAGCCCCTCTTTGCCCTGCTGCGGTCGGAGATTGAACCGAGCCGGTTGTACGCATAGAAAAAAGCGGGACGGCTGGGAGTAATGTATAAAAGGTCTGAAGAGTGTGTGATCAAATGCTGAATGACCGCCCCGCTGTTTTCGCTATTTAGTTGTAAGATCGTAGACTTTGGTATCATCGACTTCCGGAAGGCCTGCGACCGAAGTCAGCAAGGACACGATCCCCGCCAGCACCGATGCAGATCCGACCGCGACCCAGTTGACGTCTGTTACGCCGATCGCGTTGGTGCCGATCAGGGCGACAGCCGTCTGCGCCATAGTCTTTACCATGCGGATCAGCGCAGCCCGCAGCCACTGCTTCCAATTATATCTGTTCATTATCTTTTCGCCTCCTCCAGGTCATCAATGCGATGGTTCGCCACCTTCATCTTCTCGTCGAAGACGTCCGCCTTTGTCTCGAGGGCGTACACCCTCTCGATGACGTTGTTGTGCTTCTCGACTTCTTTCGTCAGGTGGCGGATCTCTTCGGTGATGGTCGCCTTGAGCACTTCGAGGTCAGTGTCGCTCTTTTCCCGGTGCCGTTTTTCGACGAAGTAGTTGTTGATTAAGCACACGAGGATCGCAGCGCATGCCGATATAAGTGCTCCTGTCATGCCTGGCGGCCTCCTCTCCACTTGCCCTGCTGGTCGAATGTCTCGACGATGTTGACGTTGCCGGTCGCCATGTGTCCGTCCTTCTTCAAGAAGTAACTATGGCCGCCGTCAGACAGCCATGTGTCCCGGAGGATGTGACCGTCTTTGCCGAGATAACACCATCCGGTGCTGTCCTTTTGCCATTTACTCGTGACCATGTGACCATCAGAGCCGACATAGCACCAGTCTTTTTTATCCTTCGCCCAGGTGTTGCGTGCCATCTTCCCGTCCTTGCCGAGATAGCACCACCCCTTGCTGTCTTTGCGCCACGCGTTCTTCACGGGCACACCCTTCTCGTAGCAGTACCAGTCGCTGCCCTTCCTGATCCAGCCGGTCTCTCCTGCATCGCCGCCGTTGTTGGCGAGTTTTTTGATGCCGTAGTAGGAGCATATTGCAGCTGCAGCCTTGTCCCATACGTTGTACAGGTTCGCCTCGTAGATCTTCATGTCGTTTTTGTTGTCAATGAAGCACGTCTCGATCAGGATGTACGGCACGCCCAGCTTCGCGCACCTGTTCATGTTCGCGAGATCCGTGCGCTGCTTCGCTCCCCTGTCGAGCAGGCCGACGCCAGCAATCGCTGCCGAGACCTTCGACGCGAGTGCCTTCATCCCGGACGGCTTGTACAGACACTCGGTGCCGTGCGCGCTGCCGTTGAAGCTGTTGAAGTGCACCTCGACGATGAGGCCGAAGTTGCTGAAGTCGACCTGCAGCTTCCCGTTCCTGTTGTCCTGATATGCGTCCCTCGCGACAGGATAGCGCGTTGTGCTGACATCGTAGGCGGCGAACTTACCCGCGAGGATGTTGGTAGCCGTCCGTGTCAGATCGGCTTCTTTATGACCGCATCCGACCGCGCCGGAGTCGCCCGCGCCATGTCCGCTTATTAGTAGTATTTTCATTTGATGCCCTTCTATTTCCACTTGCCTTTTGAGTAAACAAAAGCGGTAAAGTTCACAGCCGCTGTATGCTTGTTGATTAGCGTGACACGCACCTGAGCCGCTGTTGTCCCTTGCCGTTCAAAGTGTCCCCTGTATAAGTCTGCACCGCCGCAAGCGATGCTCACAAGCGACACCGGTAAAGCCGTAAACGTGAACGGATAATGATAAATGCTTGTTGAGTCAGCCGCACCCGCTGCGACACTTTTAATAAACATTCCCCAACATTCAGCATCGCCGTTTGACCATTTTCTATATGACCAAATACCGTTCGTGCCTTCTTCTACAACAAAGTCATTAACAACTGACCCGCCGACAGTAAGCGCGCCCGCGATCGCCGCGCCGCCTGTGACGTTCAGGTCGTTCACAGTCAAGTCGTCGATGCTTTGGAGCGTGTCCGTCTGCGACTGTATGCCCAAAGCCTCCGCGAGCGTTGTGGACAGTTGACCGAGTTCCATGCTGTCGTATTTGTCAGCGAGCACGTCCCAAACGGTTTTTACTATCTTGTATGTCCCGCTCATGTTGTAGCGCGGAAACTCGACTTTTATCGAGTCGCATAAATTGCATTGCAGAAGCGTGTCGAGACCTTCGTAGCCCATGTCCTGAAGGCGAACAAAGTCGACCGCGATGTTCTGCGCGGGAAGGTTTGTCTGCTTCGACTGCATCAGCGACAGAGCGAAAGACTCGAGCTGTGCCGCTGTCGGTTTGTCTTGAAACTTGTCAGATAAGTCGAGAGCCGCGCAGACGTTCTGTCCGTTGTACGCCGTCCCGCCAAGGTCGACGCGGCTTCCTACGACAGTTACATCCTGTCCGTTATCGTTTCCGCGCCAATACGGTACGCAAGACGTGTAGGTCTCGCTATAATCCGTATCGTCCTTATAGTCGAGAAGATTGACTCCGTAACGGATCACGAAGTCGCGAAGCTGTCCTCTGCTTCTGTGCAAAATGACGCGGAACTTATCGAACTCATACTCGCCGCCGTAAGCGTCGAGGATACTGCCCTCGATGCCTCCGAGGAATTGTCTGACGCTTCTCGGAGTGCCGTCGAAGGAAGACGCGTATGCCGTCGACGTGAAGTCCGCCGAATATGTGAACGGATTCGACGGTTGTGCGGACGATGTCAGCACCGCGAAAGCATCCGCGAGGCTGTTGATGTTCGTCCCGCTCGCAACGATTCCGCGCTGTCTGTAAGATATGTGGACAGCATGAAAAGAGACGACACCGCTGATAGGCTTCGAGTAAGAGACAATGTCAAACGGCTCTATGTCTCCTGTCTCGTCGTGCGTCACACCGATAATTCGTCCGCATTGAATCAAGTCGTAGTTAGCACCGTCGACAGGATAGGAAAAGTCCACTTCGTAGATGCCATTTCTTTCTTCGGAACACTTGCAGTCGATACAGTCGCGCAAGCGTCCTAAACCGTTCGATGTGAAGGCGATTTCGTTCGATTCGTACAAAATTGGAATCATGGCTACACCTCCCACCAACGCGGCACGACATCAAACCGCGTTATCGTATCATCATATGTTATCGTGTTCTCACCGCTTTTGAGTGTAGGAAGTTGTGCGGGAATCGTCACAGCATTGTTGACGCTGACGGTCTGTCCGTCTTCGATTTTGTATGCTTCACCAATATCTAAATCAAAATAAAAATCCGCATCTTCTGCAAATGGTCTTTTTGTTGAATACCCATATATGGCTTGCAAAGTGCCGTTTTTATCTGCGTTTGGTGATACTGTTAAATCATCCGGCTTAGTATTTGTAATGTTAAGGATTGTTATTGATACAGCTTGATAGAATGACCCCACATTATAAACGACTCTTATGTCGCCTGTAACCGTTGCTGTCCTCTGCGCGCCTTCGTAAGTGTAAGCGGCTGTTATCGTTATCGGAATTGTTTCCGTTTTTGTTGTTCCAAATGAAAAAGTATATTCAGGGAACGTAAGCGATACATTTTTTATCTGTGTCGCTCCGCTTGGGACAGACGCAGAGATACCGCCGCCAACGCTGACAGAAACATTTGTAAATCTGACAACTGGTAAACCATACAATTGAATGGAGATAAAACTACCCCTTACTAACGTGAGCGTGTCGCCTTCGTTCATAAGGCTTACTTTTGGATTTGGATGATCGCTATTACGATAAATATACTTGCTTAAACCTCGCGTTTCGTGTTTTGTTTTATCAACTAAAAGGATTTTGCCGTATTGGTCATTGTTGATTGACAACTGGTCACCATTAATCCCAATACTTCCGTACCCCCACAAATGCAACAATGGATGCGATTCAAATAGCGTCGGATTGGTCAGCGTTCCGCCGCTTGCGACAGAGACAGCCGTTTCGCCGGACTTGAGCCATCGTTGAGGCATGCAATCAAACTCGATAGTAAATTCGCCCGCCTTCAGAAGAGCGGGATCAACTTCGAGCCCTTTCTTATACACGGCCATCCTGTATTCGTTCGGATTGTAGTCGTCCTCGAGACGGCAGTAGCCTTTACGACTTGCCAACGCGTTCCGCAGAGCGCGGATGCCTTCACGGAAGCTCGCCTCATCCTCGCCGAAAAGCCCCGCAGGATACGAGACCGTGATGTTGCCGAAGCGCCCCTTGTCCAGGGCGAACGAACCATTGCGTCCGGGGATCTCGATCATCTCGACATCGCGTTCGGGCGAATCAAAGACGGCGTCGCCTGAAATGTAGACGCCGTAGTCTCTGCTGTCGATTCCGTCAAACGTGAAGCCCTTGTACAGGCTGTTGTTTGGCGTCGGTTTTACTGCCATGCCAATCTCCTCCTTTTCTGTGCTTCGATGATGCGCGCCTCGACCGCAGCTGCAATCTCGTTGACACTCTGACCGGCCACGCCGTAGACATTGATGACCACCGGGCTCGCATTGTTCTCGCCCGCCATCTTGTCGGCCATGCGATCCATCTGCGCGAACAGTTTGTCCAGCGGGATGATCGCCTCCGGACCAGCTTCGCCTGCGATGACCGTCTGCGCTCCATTGAGGACACCACCTTCTGCCAGTCGAGGCAGATGCAACGTGCCGATCCGCCCGATGTTGACGCCGGGTATCTTGTTGATCAGCCCGATCGCTCCGTTGATCATGCTGATGCCGCCGTTGATGATGGACTCCATCCGAGACAGTGCACCGTTGATGCCTGATCTGACCGCCCCGCTGATAGCCGATGCAATGTGCGTGCCAATACTGCTGAATTTATTCTTGATGCTCGTCCACAGGCCGCCCCAAAACGACGACCAGCTGCTGAACTTGCTCTTGATGGCCTGCCATGCGTTCGCGAAGACGGAGCCGAACCATCCAGCAACGCCTGCGAAGACGTTCTTGATACCAGCCCACAGCCCGGAGAAGAATCCGGTGACAGCACTCCATGCCGCCTTGATCGCGTTCAGGCCATTCAAGAAGAAGGTCTTGATCGCTGTGATCGTGTTCGAGAAGAACGTCGTGATCGCCGTCCACATCGAGATGATGAAGTTCCGGAAGTTCTCGTTCGTCTTCCACAGATAAATGATGCCAGCAACCAGCGCAGCCACCGCAGCGATCACCAACACGATCGGATTTGCCGCCAGGAACGACATCGCCTTCGACAGGCCTCCGACGATCTGCGTCGCTGTTTGGATCGCCGTGCCAACCATGCTGATCACTTTGCCGACGATAATCAGTGCCGGAGAGATCAGAGCGATCGCACCCAAGATGCCCATGATCTTAGCAAGCACTTCGCCATCTTGCGACGCGAGCCACTCAGCAAACGCCGCGACCTTGTCCGCGACCTTTTCCATGATCGGGACGAGATACGCCGCGATTTTAGATCCGATGATCTGCAGGGCCTGCGTTGCGACCAACTTGATGGTGTCGAGGCTATCGTTGAACGCGTTCGCCTGGTCGAGCACTTCCTGGCTGATCGGCTCGAGGCCGTGCTCTTCCATGATCTTCGCGACCTTCGCGTAAGTTTCCCCGCCGTCCTCGATGAGCGGGTTCAGCTCGCCCGCCGACTTCCCAAAGATGGCCATCGCGATCGCGTCGCGCTCCGTCTCGTTTTCCATCTTGCCGAGTGCCTGGATCGTCTCATTGAAGACGTCGTTCGCATCGCGCAGCTCACCGTTGCTGTCTGTGACAGAGATGCCTAACTGCTCGAAGTACTTCAGAGTTTCTCCGCCCTCAGACGCGGACAGCATGCTCTTTTTGAGCTTCTGATGCCCTTTAGCCATTGCCTCGACAGATACGTCAACGAGGTCAGCTGCCGCAGCGTACATCTGCAGGTCGTACGTGCTGATGCCGGTCACCTTCGACAGCGTGTTCAGGTCGTCAGCCATCGCGCCCGCTTTGTACGTGATGCCCGCCATAGCGACGGACACGGCCCCGGCCGCCTGGCTGAGTCCTGCCATCGAGTGCCCTGCGCTCTCGATCTTCTTGCCAGCATCGTCGAACGCCTGGCCGACCTGGTAGATCTTCGAGGCCTGCATCGCTGTCTGCTGGAGTTCGCCCTGGAAGTGCTTCAGCTTCGACTCAGTCGTGATGATCTCGCGCTGGAGCGCACGGTATTCTTCGCTGCCCGGATCAACGTGCTGCGCGTCCATCTGCGCCTGCATGTTCTTGAGATCCTTCAGCGACTTCTCTGTCTGCTGAACTTTCTGCTTCAGCAGATCCTGCTTCTGCGCGAGTAGTTCGACGTTGCCCGGATTAAACTTGAGCGCCTTGTTGACCTGCTGGAGTTCTTTGTCGATGCCCTTCGTACTGGACCGCACCTCGCGCAGCGCCTTATCGAGTTTTGTGGTATCACCTCGGAACTCTATGGTGATCCCTTTGATGTTGCCCGATGCCATTCTTTGCACCCTTTCCTAATTAACCGAAGAAGGCGTCGATGTCCGCCTGTGTCGCGTTCCTGCGCGGCGGGTTCTTTTCCTCCTTCTCTGCTTTCTTCTGCTGGTTGTCATACTCCACGCAATAGTCGACGATCGCGCCGAGTTGCATGTGTTTCATCGTGGAGTACTCCAGCCCGCGCCGAGATCCCGCTATCAGGATTCGGTCGAGGTCGAGTTCGGCTGCAGACTCTTTTTGAGGCTCTGCAGCCTTTTCAAGTTTTTTGTGCTCACCATGCCCTTGAACACCATGTCGAACACCGCCGGAGCGATCACATCGACCGGGAATGTGTCGAACTGTCTGAACCACTCGCGAGGCTCGGGGATCTCTTCGTCCGCGTTCTTCGCAAGTGCCCACACGATGTTTAAAAGGTCGACCGCCTCGATCGCGGTCGCATTGTATATCGCATCTGTTAATGCAGCCGTGTCGATCTGCATGATGCTTTCTTTGCTGATCTTGCCGCCGGTCTCTTTATAGACACCGAAGACGAGGTCGATGCCAGCGTTCAGCACCGGCACCAGTGTCGGCACGATGTCGCGCCCAAACTGGTCCTTGTACAGGAACAGCCAGCCGACGTTGTTGTTGAGCGTGATGCTGGTCTTGCTGTCCAGCTTGATTTTCTTCTCCATTTCGTGTCCTCCGCTGACCACTTAAATCGTCGATTTAAGAGCCTTTTATCTCCTTGGTGGGTAGTTGTCCCCTGTTAGTGTTTTCTGCCCGCATACACGAAAAAGGGACGACCGAAGCCGCCCCTCTTCGTTTGCCATATGCAGTTAGAACGCCGGAGCAGTC